TCGTGGATGAGTACCAAAGAATTTAAACCTATGGTTGATTACATAGGAGAGATGGTGAAAGCTTATATCTCCATTCCTCCTGCAAATGAAACCATCAGTCCTGCGTTTGTTGGCAAACTCGTCATTCAATCAATGTGGACCGTGAGCCAGTGGGCGGGAGATTTTAATCCTTTTCATATTCATGAAGGACAACTGTCAGGAGTCATATATTTACGCATTCCTCCTGGATTGCAACAAGAATACAAAGAAGAGGATCATTATCCAACAGTAGGTGACATAGTTTTTTTTCACGGTCAAGCGGCGACGTTCAGCGGACATAAGCTGCAATACACACCTAAAGTGGGTGATATATTTTTATTTCCTAATTGGCTTTCGCACGGCGTCTATCCTTTTAGAACCAAGGGACAGGAGAGACGATCCGTTTCTTTCAATCTTGAACTTATTAAGAAGGAGGGCACGGCAGGAGGAAACGCTGAAACATTCCATAACAAACAATTTTATAAAAAAAGTGATTGATATTAAGGATGTCCCGATGGTCCGTGTGACATGGACGGATGCTCGTGATATGGAAACAGGGTGGCTTGAACTAAAAGATATTCTCCACGCACCGTTGGCTATATGTCAAGATGTGGGATGGATGATGGTAAATAATCCTGAAAAAGTTATTATTATGAGATCTTGGACTTCAGAAAAAAATGATCAACAAGGGGGAGGGGTAGTCGCTATTCCAAAAGGATGGGTAACCCATATTGAATATTTAACGGTAAGTTATGGTACAAAAAGAAAATAAAAAACCTTCTACAAGAATATTTGTCGCAACTCCTTGTTACGGAGGAATGCTGACAACTAATTATTTTGAAAGTTGTATGGGATTGATGGCTGAGTGCATACAAAAACGAATAGGACTACAGTTTGCCACCATTGGAAATGAATCATTGGTGACCAGGGCACGCAACACGCTGGTTCAATTGTTTATGGACGATGAGAAAGAATATACGCATTTAATGTTCATTGACGCGGATATTGGTTTTGAGCCTAAAACAATCTTTCGAATGCTGGATATGGATAAGGAAGTGGTGGCCTCTATTTATCCTCGCAAAGCCATTGACTGGCGCAAGGTAAAAAAGAAACTGAAAGAAAAGCCTGATGTCACTCCTGAAGAGTTGCACGCCTTTTCCCTTCAATATAATTTAAATGTCAAAAATCCTGAGCGTATTGAAATGCAGAAAGGATTCATTGAAGTGATGGACGCCCCGACGGGCTTTATGCTCATCAAGCGAAATGTTTTTAAGAAAATGAAGATGTCCTATCCTAAGCTCAAGTTCACGAATGACCAACATTTGGGACAGCCTCACGAAGACAAATTTAAAGGTCACGACACGTCTGACTGGAACTACGCCTTTTTCGACACGATGATTGATCCGGATTCAAAAAGATACTTGTCAGAGGACTATGCATTCTGTAGATTATGGCAGAAAATTGGTGGTACCGTTTACGCGGACATAATGAGCGGGCTCACCCATTACGGAACCTACGCTTTCAGAGGAAATGTAGGCACTCAATTCTTGCCACCGAAGAAGAAGTAATTTATTATATAATCTTATGCAACTGACCGATTTAAAATTTCAACCAGGAGTGGACAAGCAGGATTCCCCTTATGCGGCGGGGGACGACCGGCGCTACATTGACTCTGATTTTGTGCGTTTTCACTACGGAAAACCAGAAAGATGGAACGGATGGGATTATCTTCCCAATCCTAACACAACAGTAGTGGGCGTGGTCCGCGATACGCATGCGTGGATTAGTCTGGATGGAACAAGGCATCTTGCCTTGGGAACTGATAGGAAACTGTATGTTTTTGTTGGAGGAGTGTTCAATGACATCACTCCCATACGATCAGGACCTGACTCCCTTACTAATCCTTTTACGACCAACGGGACGACGACGGTTTCTGTACAAGATTCTTCACATGATGCTTCGGCTGGGGATTTTGTGACCTTTGATTCATTCTCCGCCATTGACGGCTTGGATATGAATAATGAATTTGAGATTAGGACTATTACGGATTCAAATAATTACACCGTCATTCATACGAGTACGGCCTCTGGATCCACTTCAGGCGGAGGCGGAACAGGAAACGCCAATTATCAACTCTCCATTGGAGAAGCGACATCCACCTTTGGATATGGATGGGGCACGTCCACATGGGGATCAAGTACGTGGGGCACGGCTCGTTCATCATCAGATGTGGTTATTTATGCAAGAAATTGGTCACTTGATAACTTCGGGGAGGATTTGATCGCAACGGTCATTAACGGAGGAACTTATAAATGGGATCTTTCAGGCGGTGTTTCTAACAGGGCGGCGATTGTTACAAACGCCCCTACAGCCTCACGATTCAGTCTAGTGTCTGCGGACACCCGTCACCTTTTTTGCATGGGAACGGAGACAACGATCGCAAACACAGCCACGCAGGATGACTTGTTTTTTAGATGGTCGGACAGGGAAGACTTGACGGATTGGACTCCCGTGGCGACTAATGAAGCGGGATCTCTTCGTATCGCAGATGGATCGCGTATCATAGGAGCCGTTAAATCAACGGGACAAATACTTGCTTGGACGGATAAATCCTTGCACGGTATTCAATTTGTTGGAACTCCTTATACTTTCGGACAACGTCAATTAGGGGCTAACTGCGGATTAATCGCCCAACACGCCTGCATAGATGTAAATGGTAAAGCCTACTGGATGGGGGAAAATTCCTTTTACATGTATGACGGTGTGGTTAAAAAAATGCCTTGTTCCGTACAGGACTTTGTGTTTGATGACCTCAGTTTCACTAATAGAAATGACATTGCATGCGGACTGAACACTGAGTTCAATGAAATTATTTGGTACTATGCCACCGCCAGTGCTACTCAAATTGACAGAGGAGTGGTCTATAATTATCTGGAAAATACTTGGTATACCATCAGCCTTGATCGTACGAGTTGGCTTGCGGCAGAAATATATGAACAGCCTGTCGCCACTCAATACAACACGACTTTAACGGCTAATTCTGCCACTATTCTAGGATTGACTGCTGGCGCCTCTTATGTCTACGAACACGAGAAAGGAAACAATCAAGCGGATGGCACGGCGATCAGCGCGAGCCTGACTTCAGGATCCATTGAAATTGCTTCAGGAGATAATCTCATGTCCGTAAGTAAATTTGTTCCTGATTTCACTAATCTGACAAACAATGTTGCTGTTACCTTGACTCTGGAACAATATCCGCAATCAACTGCTAATGTAACAACAACAGGAAACGTTACACCTTCAACACAAAAAATTGATGTGCGCGGAAGAGGACGATCCGTGAACCTCGCTTTTGTGTCCAATACCGTGGATGACACGAACTGGAGACTAGGTTCCATGAAGTTGCAACTCAGACCAGATGGAAGAAGATAATGCCTAAAATTACAATCACACGTCTACCTAATGCAACACCAGAGTATGAAAGTGGTCAGTTTGACCAAATGATCCGTCTTTTGGAACAACTTATCTTCCTACTTAACTCTTCCTATGCTCAAGACATAGAAGAACAAAGTAGCGGAAGGAGCTGGTTCCTTGGCTGATACCTTTAAAAACGCCGGTGTTGATTTAACGACAACAGATCCAACAACCATTTACACTGTTCCAACCGCGGCTCCAGGGGCTTTACCCCCTGTTTTTCCAACCACGGCTGTAATTAAATCCATCATCATATGTAATGATTCTGGAAACACGACAGAGTATACCATAGAATGGACTGACAGCAGCGCTTCGGCGACTTATAAAATTACCAACACTAAGACTATTACCACCAACACGACCTATGAAGTTCTATCACAGCCTCTGGTTCTGGAGGAATCGGACTTGATTAAAATTACGGCGAACGCGGCTAATGAGCTTCACATCACAATGAGCTTTTTAGAAACAACGAAAGGAGCCCTCTAATCGAACTTCATTCCTTATTCATTACACCGGTGTTTTCGGTAAATTTCACCAATGGTGATTATGGAGACTTGATTAAAGCCGTCAGGGAGGTGCAAAAAGAGGATCAAAAAGGGATTCAAAAGACGAATCAAGGGGGATGGCACAGCCGAGATGATCTTCATCAGGACAAGCGTTTAGGCATCATTAAAGCTGACATCATTCACTACTGCATAGAGGCATTGGATCATTTAGGCGTGGAGGATCACTATGAACCTCAGCTTACTGGTATGTGGGCCATGATCAATGGGCCGGGAACCTATAATAAACTGCACTCACACCCCCATAACTATCTCTCAGGAGCTTTTTATCTGCAAGTGCCAAAGGACAGCGGAAAAC